AGAAGAAAGAAAAGGATGGAACGGAAGTTGTTGGAAACCTTATCAAGGCAAAGACTGCTAAGTCGCGTTTGAGCAAGGAGAACAAAGATGTTACGATTCGTCTGTATTACGATGAGCGTGGTCTTGATCGATATTATGGTCTTCTTGAACTCGGTGAGATTGGCGGACTTTGGAAAAATGTAGCAGGTCGATATGAAATGACTGTTGACGGCGAAACCAAAAAGGTGTATGCTAAGGCGATCCTCAAAAATCCAGAAACTTACTTCACTCCTGAAGTGATGGAAAAGTTGGATGAAGTCGCAAGAGAGGAATTTAGTTACGGTTCGTAATCACATTTGTATTTTATATTTTAATGGATAAAGTTGAAATCCTGATTCTAAGGAATCTTTTGCATAATGAGCAGTATCTTCGTAAAGTAGTTCCGTTTATCAAACCTGACTACTTTGAAGACTCCCAACAAAAAGTTGTATTTGAGGAGATTCTCAACTTTGTTTCAGAGTACAATCAACCTGCTACTAAAGAAGTTCTTTGTATTGAGGTAGAGAAACGTCAAGATATTAATGATACAACCTTTAATGAGATTACTAAACTCATTAGTTATCTTGAGGATGTCCCTACAGATTTTGATTGGTTAGTTGACACTACTGAGAAGTGGTGTAGAGATCGTGCCATTTATCTGGCATTGATGGAGTCCATTGCACTTGCAGATGGAAAGGACGATACGAAGGATCGCGATGCGATCCCGAGCATTCTATCAGATGCTCTTGCAGTATCTTTTGACACTCACATTGGTCACGATTATCTCCAAGATTATGAAAAAAGATATGAGACATATCACAGAAAGGAGGAGAAGATTCCTTTTGATCTTGAATACTTTAACAAGGTCACAAAAGGTGGTTTGCCTAATAAGACTCTCAACATCGCTCTTGCTGGTACAGGTGTCGGAAAGTCTCTATTCATGTGCCATGTTGCTTCTTCCGCACTTCTGGAAGGGAAAAACGTTCTCTACATCACTCTTGAGATGGCAGAGGAAAGAATTGCTGAAAGAATTGATTCCAACCTTCTCAACGTCCCGATCCAAGAGATCATAGATCTTCCTAAAGTAATGTTTGAGAATAAGGTGACAAACCTTGCAAAGAAGACTCAAGGTACGCTAATTATTAAAGAGTACCCAACTGCTTCTGCACATAGTGGACACTTTAAATCACTTCTTAATGAACTTGCACTTAAGAAATCATTTAGACCTGATATTATTTTCATTGATTACCTTAATATATGTGCTTCCTCGCGGTATCGCGGAAATAGCACTGTCAATTCATATAGCTATATCAAAGCTATTGCTGAAGAACTTAGAGGGTTGGCTGTCGAAGCAAACGTCCCTATCGTTTCTGCCACGCAGACCACTCGTTCTGGTTATGGTAGCTCTGACGTTGAGCTTACTGATACTAGTGAGTCCTTTGGCCTCCCTGCTACTGCTGATCTTATGTTTGCCCTTATTTCAACTGATGACCTTGAGGGGCTTGGACAAATTATGGTGAAGCAGTTGAAGAATCGTTATAACGATCCTACCATCCATAAAAGATTTGTGGTTGGTATTGATCGTGCAAAGATGCGTTTGTATGATTGTGAGCAATCTGCACAAGATGACATACTTGACAGTGGCAAAGAGGAGGAGTATACTTATGAAGAAACAAAACCAAAGAAATCGTTTGATGGATTCAAATTCTGACATAGTAAGGACTGATGTCCCTCATTATTACGAGATGACTTTACCTAACGAGTCTAAACGACATTGCGGAACTTTGAGGGATGTTGAATGTATACGGAGTATGTATCCAGATGCAGTCTATGCTAAGATACTTCTTCCACATCCACCAAAGACAGTGGATGTTCCATATGTAACGGTTGCTCCTGATTTTGAACTCCCGGCACAACAAATTTTACCCGATAGACAACAAGAACCATTTATCCCAGATTTCCATGACTAAAGTTGACACTGAAAAATACCTTGAGTTTGTCAAAGAAGTAACAAGTCCCCCCAGTCTTGACTGGCCTGTTTGTGCTGCACGTCTGAGTGAACTTGAAGTCAATGACTGCAATGTAACTCAACTCCTGACTGCAGCACTTGGTTTGACTGCAGAGTCTGGAGAGTTTACTGAAGTTGTGAAGAAGATTTTCCTTCAAGGCAAACCTTATAATGAAGAGAATGTTTTTCACATGAAACGTGAACTTGGCGACATCTGCTGGTATCTTGCTCAAGCATGTATGGCACTTGATACCACCTTTGATGAAGTGATTGAGATGAACGTTGATAAGTTGATGGCACGTTATCCTGGTGGAGAGTTTGATGTTCACTATTCTGAAAATCGTGTCGAAGGTGATGTCTGACGCTTCGGCGTCCTCGGGGGATTAGTTTAGTGGTAAAACGGATGCTTTGCAAGCATCAGTCACCAGTTCGACTCTGGTATTCTCCATAAATAAAAATAAACGTCTGTGGAGCGTATTCCTATGGCAATTGCAATTCCTTCAGATGCAACAAAGACTTTTGAGAAAGTCATGGGTGCATTAGGTGGAGAAGATTATTCTTACTATCTTTTTGATTTAAAGAATGTCAACGAAAATCCTAGAGCAAAAAAAGTTCTTGAGATGGTGGTCTATGTGCCACAAGCAAAGAGAGTAACAGCAGCTGCTAACATACAAGCATCTCTTGATGGTGATGGAGTTATTGCTAAGGTATTAGATAAAGAAACTGAGTTGGATGTATATTTGATAGGTAATGAAAAGAAGTATATTAGAATTCTTGTAAAACCAAATGGTTCAAAAGGATCTGGTGGTGGTGCTGCTGCAACAGCAATTCAAGAAGCGGCACAGTGTGTATATGCTGCCATGAGATATTATTGTGGAGAGAAGGATATCTATACAGAAGAAGATCTTAAATGTGGTATGGATTATGTTGATGTGGGTGGTACAAAACTAGAAGATATTATGAGTCTTCCAAAGGAATGGAAAGAGGGATCTGTGAAGGGGGCAAATGAAATATTTAAAACAGTTGGTGGATCTGGATATAAGTTTGTGAGAGGTGATAGTCTTCTTGATGATGGAGCAATTAAAAAAGCATTTGGTAGAGTAAAAGGACAAACTAATCTTTCCTCTGAAGATAAATGGAATCCTGCTGATATTTGGATGGTGAAGGAATCTGAAATTGGTGCAATTAAAAAGCATTTGGATGGGGAGAATACTATTGATTGCTTGAATAATGCTCTTCTTCAAATGTTTACTGAGAAAAAACTGATTGGTATTTCTCTCAAAAAAATTGAAGGTGCTGCTAATATGAGTATCAAGAATGATATTCCTGCTGCACAGAAGAAGGCAAATGAGAAAGCTAGATTTGTTGATTATGAGTTGAGATACTTTAATAGAAATTCATATCCTATGGATGTTTATCTCAAGTATGGACCTGGAGGTTTTGATAAGTTTCAAGCAAGAAATTTTGGAGGTTCTACTAAAGGTGACTGGAAGTTGGAATTGAAGGGTAAGTCTGCTGCTCAAGGTAAAGTGCAGGGAGAAGTTGTAATTAGACTTTTAAGTGATGCTGGATTTACAAACATTTCTCAGTTCAAGATTCCAACTTGGGCAGAGTCATCTCCAGGAACGAGTGCAGCACAGAAAAAAATAACAAATGAAATTTATGATTTGTTGAAAAAATATAATGCACAAGGTATGTCTGGTACAGAAAAGAACATTAAAGCAGATATTGCGTCTCAGGAAAAGTCTTGGAGGTATAGTAAACTTGCTGGTTTGAGATTTTTAGATTGGTTGAAAACAAAATGTAAAGACTCAGATATGGCAATGAAAGAGTTATATCTCTATGCATCTTCTCAATCTGATAAATCATCCGTATATTACAAGTTACAGTAACCGCTAAATATAGTATAAGGATTAACGATATAGATGAAAAGTTTCTTTCAGTTCTTGAATGAGGCTCAGTCGCAAGCAAGTATGCAAGCGAGAAAACTGAACCTAAAGAGTGATGGTCACGGAGGATGGTTAGATTCTCGTGGCAATTTTGTTGCAACAACTGAAGATGGTAAGTTAAAGTTTGTCGATAAAAAGAAACCAAAGCAACAGGATGACAAACCTGCACAACCAAGAACAGCACAGGTAAAACCTGAGCAAGAACCTAAGAAACCTGCACCTCAAGAAACAGAAAAGAAAGGTACAAAGAAAACTGAAACTGATGAGGTTTCTGGAGAAACTGCAGAAACTCTGACCGTCGCATTTGGTCGCTTCAATCCACCCACTGTTGGTCATGGTAAACTTCTTTCAGCAGCAAAGAAAGCAGCAAATGAAACTGATAGTGATCTAAAAATATATCCTTCAAGATCTCAAGATCCTAAGAAGAATCCATTAGATCCTGATATGAAAATTTCTTTTATGAAGAAGATGTTCCCTGATTTCTCAGAGAATATTGTAAACGATGATGAAATGAGATCTATCTTTAATGTTCTTGTTACTGCAAATGATCAAGGATATAGAAATGTAAATATTATCGTTGGTTCAGATAGACAGGCAGAGTTTGAAAATCTTGCAACCAAATATAATGGTGAACTATATGACTTCAAAGAAATCCGTGTTATTTCTGCTGGTGTAAGAGATGCGGATGCTGAAGGTGTAGAGGGAATGTCTGCATCTAAGATGAGAAAGGCTGTTGTTGATGGAGATTTTGATGCATTTCGTAGAGGAACTCCAAAAGAACTAGATGATGGTGATACCCAAGCACTATTTGATGCTGTTAGATCTGGTATGAAGATCAAAAAGAAGAAAGAAGTTGCAGAGATGTGGGAGATTGCACCAAAGTGCGACCCCACAGGATTGAGAAATCATTATGTTTCCGGTAATATTTTTAATCTTGGCGATATTGTAGAGAACTTGAATACAGGATTGATTGGTAAGATTATTCGTAGAGGAACCAATCACCTGATTTGTGTAACAGAAGAAAACTACATGTTCAAGTCTTGGATTCGTGATGTAACAGAAGCAGTGGTAAACTATCCAGGTCCATCAGGAGTTCCTGCAAATCAGAGAGAAGTTGGAACTGATGCGAATAGAGATTATACAATGAGAATGACTGGCACTACCGCCATTAGAAATTTCATAAATAAATATAAGAAAAAGAAGTCGTAGTATTCTCATGTCTAATGGTATTGGTCCCAATCCTTTGAACGAACTTTCAAGGGTTTACTTAGAGCAAGTTGCTAAGAAGAAAAAAGACGATACATATCTTGAACCAGACTTCAAGAAGCGTCAGGCAAATAATGAGAAGGCACGTAAGGAACTTGCTAAGGGTCCTCAAATGAAGAATCCTCACTTTGAGGAGACTCGGAATGGGTGGGATGTTGTGAATTCTATTGCTAATTCTTATAAAGAAATGCAGGAAGGCATTCGTGATAAGGATGCGGAGAAAGGAACTGCTGAGCGTAAGGCACGTCTTGAGAAGAAGCGTGGTATGAAACTTGATGACCATCCTGAGTATAAGAAAGAGGAAGTAGAGGTTGCTGAAGCTGATACTAGTGATGCAAATAGAAATTCCCCAGCACACAGAGACCGCAGTAATGATGGATTATCTGATAGACAGATAAGAATGAAAAAGTTTGCTCAGAAAAGAACTCAAATGCTTTTGAAGAAAGAAGCATCTTACAATGAAGAAGTAGAGCAGGTTGATGAGGCAGATTCTTTAGCAGCAATGCAAGCAAGAAGAGAAAAGCGTCTTGCTCGTCAAAGAAAGCAAATGGGCACCTCCTCAACTGGTCAAGACTTTGGTCACGACTATGGTATTTCTTCTGCTGAGCGTAAGAAGAGACAGCAAGCAGAATTTGATAAGTTTGTTGGTAAGAAAACTAAAAATGAATCACTTGACCCTGTAGGTCAGGAAGATAAGGACATTGATAATGATGGTGATCATGATAAGACCGATAAGTATCTTCACAAGCGTCGTAAGGCAATTGGAAGAGCAATCAAGAAAAAGATGTCTGAGCAGGAAGAAAAGATTGGGGGTGGAAATCTAAAAAAGTTAGCAGGTAAGGCAACAAAGAGAATTGATGCTGACAATGATGGTGATGTGGATAAGGATGATCCTAAGGAAAAGGGAATGGGTGAGTTTGTCCCCTCTGTAGATGGTAAGAAGAAACTAAGAACTTCTGTAAAGACTGAATCATATTCTTGGAGAAAGGATCTTGCCGAGATCATGACTGATGATATTGATTCAAAACCAATCAAAGAAAAGAAAGTAAACAACAAAATTAAAATCAATCCAAAACTTGGCGAATCCTTAGAGCAACTTGGTGGTGAATTGATTGAGATGGTTGAGGTTGATGAGTTTGATTGTATTGTTGAAGAAGTTTATCAAGGACTTCTAAGTGAAGGTTATAATGAGCAACTTGCTACAGATGCTATTGAGTATGGTATTGAAGAAGCAAAAGTTACTTATGGTCATGATACTGAGGACCGCACTGAAAGAACCAGAGACAAACTCAAGAAGAAGGCAAAAGGTTTCTTAGGTAGGATTGCATACAAAGCATATAACAAAGCAAGAGATCTCAAGAGAGCAGCAGAACCTGCTGTCCAGAGAGCAAAGACTTCTGCAAAACGTGGTATTAGAAAGGCAGCACTTAAGGTTGCTGATAAATTGAAGGAACAAAATTCAATGTCTCCCCAAGAAGTTGCTCTTCAAAAGAGAAAATCTGTCCTTGATCAAATGATTGCTAGAAAGAGAATGCAGGACCTTCAAAAAAATAAAGAAAAAGAAACTCCATCTAAAGCAATGGGTGAAGAGTCTGCTTATGAAAAGGTAAAAGCATCTATGGGTAAGGCATTCATAGACACTAAGAAACTACCAAAGCGTCAGCACTGGTCTAAGGAGCACATGCGTAAGGACTATGACCCCAAGCGCTACGACAAGAAGAACGACTGATGCCAGCAGTATCTAAAGCACAGCAAAAGTTTTTTGGAATAGTTCGTGCCATTCAAAAAGGTGAGATGGCACCTACTACTCCTGAGACTGCGAAGGCTGCTGTTACTATGAAAAAGAAAGATGTAAAAGATTTTGCATCTACTAAACATAAGGGATTGCCGATGAAAAAAGAAGTAGAAGAAGCATATTATGGTGGTGAAGAACAGAGGAAGAAGGATGAAAGGAAGGCAAAATATGAGAAGCAACTAAAAAAGATGCTTCCCAAACGTGCTTTTGATTCAATGGGTAGAGAACTAGATCCCCGCAGTGGAAAGTTAAAAGAAGAAAGGAAGACTTTTAAGGAATTTATGAGATATATAGAATAGTCCTCTTGAGGTTATTGTGCTTGCATTTCTACTCCCACTAGCGTCAAAAATTATCTCCGATGCAGTTGCTAAAATTCCAGAAAACGAAGAACTCGGTGAGAAGTTGGTTGAGATCTGTCTTGTTATATTGGGTAAAGCGGTTAAGTTGACTAAGACTGATATGGATGATCAACTCTTAGAAGTTGTTACCAAAGCTATTAAAGCAAGAGAAGAATGATCTATGGGAGACCAAATTACAAGGTCTCCTTTTTTATAAATATCTTATAGCAAATAAATTTTTCGGAAGACAGACATGGCACTCTGGGGAAATAATGATAATGTTTCGGTTCA